GTTCCGTTCGAAGTGTAATGCTCTCCATACTTGCAATTCCCAAAGTCGAGCTCAACCTCTGCTGTTTCTAGTTCGGTGAAATCATAGCGTTTAAAAACTTCTTCGCTGTGAACTCGAAACACTGGAGCTTCCTCACTATCTTCAACTTTGTACTCGAACATGCTAGCAACCACTTTCTCCGTTTCGGGTGTGGGTACGCCAACAGATTTTCGCAAATTGTCGATGAGGGTGAAGTTGGCCTTAGGGTAGGCGCCGCGCAACAGCGAAGCTTGAAAAGCCTCCGCACGTTGGCGTAATGGTATGGTTTTCTTCCCAGGAAGGTCCCCTTTACATGTACCACTGAGCCGTAATAATACTCCAATGTTAAGGAGGGCTCGTAGTTGACCATCAGTGTCTATAACAGGTGAGTGCTTAAGAAACTGAAGCTTGTGCCAGTCGGAACAGTCTAAACAGGTGACTATGTATCCGGCTTTGGCAGCAGCCCTGATTACATCTTCAGCGCTCAAACAATCAGATTCGGCGATCGATAGAGCGATTAGGATGTTGGCAAGGTTGTTGATGGCAGTGGTCAGAGTGGATCCGCTATAAAGGCGCGGCGAGTTAGGTTTAAGGGTTACCTTCTTCTTCCGATCAATAAGGTCGTAGATCGTGATGGGGGTGGAACATTGATTGACCAGGTGATCTATGTCTTTTCTGACGCGTTCAGGTGTTAAAGTCCTTAAAGCCTTGAATAAACTTGCTGTATGCGAAGCATCACAAGAAGAGATATCAAGGTTGAAACGTAAGATCCCTGTCGGGGTCTTGATGGACAAACACGCATCGTCAGAAAAATACACAAAATAAAATTTTCCTGGTGGATCAATGAGTTTTCGAAATACACTTTCAAGAGCGGCTGGCGCCGGTTTGGGACAGAATTCAATCTCCCCTCCCCGGTAACTAAAAGGCTCAACCGCCATGGCGTGTTTCAAAAACTTAGTGATGCGAAAACCCTGTAGAGATGCATGGACACCGAGATCTCCGATCATTCGTGGAGTTTTCCCGGGTTTAGCAATCTCAAAGATTTTCATTTTGTACAAGGTACCTTTACCAGGAAGGTACCACATGTCATCTTCCAAAAGATTGAAGTCTAAGATATCCTTCCACGCTAGCACTCTAAGCGCCTTTTTCAAGTGGGGATCCTCGTGGTGCTCGAGGGCTTCAGTAATGACATCCGTGTATTCAGTGAAATGTTTATCATAGTTTACACGTAGGGTGGATAGTTGCTCGTCATGAGCCTCTATAAAAACACGTTGATTTTCTTGGAGTAACTGCTCGAATCCGGGCAACCCGGGTAAGCGAGTTTTTGTGATTCGCGTTGCAGCTAGGGATACGTTGTGGTTACTATTCCCATACATTACGCCGTTGGAAGCGACGCAAGGACCAAAACAACTGTGATAACTGCCGTCCACCTTGGCGACAGTTTCCTGGGATGTGGTTGCCTTAGGGAAGGCCAATCGACCTTCCTTAAAGTAATCCACCCCCCTTAGGACCGTGAAGGTGCCGTTGTACCTGTAACGATCGTCACAGGTGGCTTCGACACAGCCCACTTTGAATGGGGAGCGTGGGGTGATATTATTGGTAAACGCTCCCCGGACCGAAAAGGAACTGAGCTATGTTCCTCTGCATGGTCGGTTACTACAACATTAGACTTATGATTTCTTCTCAATAGCCCCCTCATGTGTAGTTGATTCTCGATGTGCCCCACCGTGTT